GTCCTGGTAAACCACTTCGGAATCGAGCCAGATCGGGCCTGCCAGCTTGATTTTTTTTGCTGCCGCGATGATAAAGTTTGCTTCCGCTTCTGCCTCAGCTGTGGAGATGGAACACGGGAAGAAATAGATCATCGTGGGGATACCGTGCTTCTGGCAGGCCGACATGTATTCCTGATACTTAGGATCATACGTGATAGTGCCGGTATGTGCTCCACGGTAGCCAAGGCGCAAGACAACTGCATCGACAGCCGCTTTTACTTTGGGCCAGTTTTCAACGGAATTAAACTTCGAAAGGTCGATTGCTGTTTTACTCATGATTCTCCTTTCATATACAGAAAAAGCTGAGAGCCTTGCGACTCCCAGCCTGTGGTTTTGATTTATTTCTTCAACTGTTCGATTTCCTTTTCCAGCTCCGCGACCTTTTTCAGTGCCTCGGTGATATCCTCCTCTTTCAATGCGAGATCTACCGTATTGAGCACCCTACCAATAAAGCCCGGAATCGGTACGCCCATTTTCTTGAGGTTTTCCATGATGCTCATAAATTCCATGAAAATGATATAGGCGGAGATGCCGTCCATAATGATGGGCGGGATACGCATACCATAGGAAAAAAGTTCGCCGATGACCAAGATTGCGATCTCGCCGACCTTCTTGGTCAGGCCGGAGCGCATCTTTTTCGACTTGAATGTGTTGGTACTCCATGCATAGAGGAGGCCTGTAACGAAGTCAATCGCCATGAGTGAGACCGGCAGGATCAGGATCCAGAGTTCATTGCGGAACTGGAAATTAGCGAGAAATGTTACGATATCCATAGATTTCAGTCCTTTCTTAATATCACACAGAGAATATAAGGAGTAGGCGAGTATATTAATTTCCTACTGTAAACGAACGGTCTGCCCCTCGTCCAATCCTCACGAATTTTACGGAATTGTCAACATAATTAACAGTGATCACATCAAAAGCCTGTTCTTTTGTGGTTCCTGCAACATGTGCGTCTGCGTTGTGTGATGCACTTGAATCTGTGTCACAGATTACAGTTGGAATTCCTCCAGAACTGCGCCTTGCACTGTCATTGTGTGCATGTCCGCCGACAATGAGATACACCTTTCCGGTGCATCCTGTAAAATCAGCAGTGCAATAATCCGTGCTTATAGTTGTTCTCGCATTCAAAGCGTCACTGATTGCGCCAAGTTTGCGTCCTATTCCGGTATTATCCCAAAGGTCTCCAAGGATATGAGATACTATGACAATATTCTTGCCATCAGAATCATGCAGAACCTGAGCCAGTTCGTTGTAATTTGTAAACTCGTAATACTGCACCTGATTTTCGTCAAGGATTCCATCATTTATGTCGATAATGATAAATCTGGTGTTGGTAATTGGGTCATCGTAATACATGTTGAACCCGATGCCGTTATCAAATTTATCATCTGTAAAATTCTGATAGACCTGCTTAGACATCCTCTCCAACAAGGAAAATACATCCGCTTCGGAAAAACGCCGTTCGGGATAATCCCTCTGATTGTTATAGATATTCCAGTTCCGGTCGTGATTTCCCACAGCGGTCAGGAAATCAATATCATAATGCTTAAAAGCATTTACCACATCAGCCATCACGCCGACAGATTCTTCACGAGTTCCCTCATTGATTACATCTCCGCCGCAGATACAATGATGAATATTCAGCCTCCTGAGAATTTCGAACATTACCCTTGGAGAATTTTTTACATTACTGGGCCAGTGTAAGTCTGTGATAAAGATAAATGTTTCTCCATTGCGACCTGCGTCCATCATATTTTCACGGATGTCTTCAATCCTGCCATCCAGATAATCCGCCCAATAAGCCGGAAGTTCGGGAATGTTAGTATCGCTTACTTTTTCAAGTTCATGTTTAGAGGCGTTTTCATAAACGAATACAACGGAATCCAGAACATCATCTATATCCGGTCTATCATAAGTTGAAACGTCAGCAAAACTTACTTTGAAAAAGTAATTGGGATACTGCTCTCTTAATGCCTTGAGGTTGATGTTTTGCGTATCAACACTGTTTGCATCAATTGATCTTTCTGGTATCTCAAATCCTGCGCCTGTAAAATATCCGACATATGAGCCGTCTGTTTTGCTGAATCCGGCAATCAGCGCATATATAGTGCCTGATGTTGCGATTTTAAAGATGTTTTCAGCCAGAATGTTTTTGAATAAAATGCCGTAATAAGAATGTCTATACTGGTCTCCTTTCGGGATTATACTTGCCTGATAATTTGCGTTGCTTATTCCTGTGTCATATCTGTAAAAGCCGTTTGCGAGAACGGACGAATCAAGTGGTGCATGCTCATATGTTTCCGCTATATACCCTTCTATTTCTTCTGCGCCGGGAATAGATAACGAGATGTTTCCACTATTATCAGGAACGATATTATTTACAGTTTTAACAAGTTGTCTTTCGGATGTAGAACGAGGAACAGTATATGTGCACCATTGTAAAACGTCAGATACCGTGGGCTTTGTATCGTGATTTACCGATACATCTGTGATTTCAAGTTTATACTTGTAATCCGGAAACATTGTCCGCAGTGTGTCCATATTCACACTGGAATACGGATAAAGTGTATTACTTGAGGTTAAATCCTCTTTACTCTTAAATGTGTATTCCTGATAAATCGCTCCCAAATATTCAGATGATGTTTTGTCATATACAAACAGAACAAATTTCACATCTGAATAACTGCCCTGTATCGCCTTAATATCATCAGACAGAAAATCTGTTGATATTAACGAATAATAAGTATTGCCGACACCGTTAACATTCATATAGGCAGTACTATTCGCAACAACATTTCCGTTTTTAGGAGTTATTTTTGCATTCTGAAAATCAGATGCACTTGGCAGAACATCTGCTGTCCCTTCACCAACAGCGACTTTACCGTCTATGATATCCTGCTTTAAACCGCTTATCTCGTCTCCGACAGCTTTTGCATCCGCAAATTTCCCAGACTGCGTGAGGGTAGTATCAATATCAGGTATCTCCGCCACAACGGCGTCAATAGCCGTTTTTACGCCGCCAGATGCTACCGGATTTTCACTTCCCGCCGTAGGAACAGCATCAACGGAATCAAGGAAATTTAATTCGATATTCCCGCTTGCGTCCGGCGCAACGTCATTAACGGTTTTTACAAGCTGTCTATAATCCTGTGAGGTCGGTTCTGTATAAGATGTTTTTGCGGCAACTGTAGGAATATCAAGCGGATCTGTTGTAGAAGTATCCACAACTACCAACTTGAATCTGTAATCAGGATATTCCGCAGACAGTGCGGCAAGGTCGATGTACTGAGTATCAGCAACTACGCCCAAAGGTTTTGTAAATTCAGAACCATCATAATATCCGATATATCCGGTATATTCCGTATCATCTTTGTCGTATGCAACAACAAAAATATAAGCTGTATCAGTAGACGATACAGATGTTATAGTTGTCGGCAAAATATCCCAATTACCGTTAACAGCAAATATCATGCCGTATAAAAGTTTGTTTGTCCCGTCTACATTTACTCGGAGAGTGGAGTTGCCATTTTTGTTTCCGCCAGTGAGATTTATGATTCCTTTGACAAAATCATCTGATGTAAATCCCTGTTCTCCGCCGTAGCTTTTTGTTACTCGCCCGTCAATGATTTCCTGCTTCAGATTGGCAATATCATCCGTAACATCACCAACCGCATTATTGATTGCGTCGCCAACAGCTTTTGCATCTGCCGCCTGCCCTGCTCTGGAAAGAGTATCATCCACGAGCAGTGCCGTGCTCGCATACTCTCCACCTGATACCCATGTGGTCCCGTCGTAGTAATACCAGTCTCCGTATGTATATCCGGTTTCTGATCCGGTGTATACGTAGATTGCGGATTCTTCCACCATCTCTGCCGCAGTGCCTGCAGACAATGGTGTGCCGAGTGCATTGAAGATGCCTTCTACTTTGCCGAGTGCCCTCTGCGCCTCCTGCATCAATGTGGCAACATTGGCCTGCAGGACGATATACCATTCCTGTTCCACAGGTTCAGGTACAATATCCCTGTCGCTGATGCTGTCCAGGACATCGGTGCATCCGGCCGTGGTCTTCAATGTATAATCCGCGCCGACAAATTCCACAGCAAAGTACAGTTTGCCCTTCTCGGGGCAAGCCTCATAGGGGACGAGCCAGCCGAAGCGGATCGCGTCATCGCTGTATTCAGTGTTTACTGCTGCAGATATACCGCGGTTCCCAGCAGGAGAAAGGAAGACGATATTCACCTGCATTGCAGTGAGATCAATCGCGTCATAGTATCGTCCCATCTGGAACTTGATGAACTGCGACTTGTTCTCGCCCGCGACAATCGGCTGCTCTACGAGCACCTGGATCGACTTGGTTTTAGAATCGATATCGAAAACCGCGTCATCGCGAAAATCTGTCGGTGCGCTTATCGGAGTCCATGTCGTTATTGTATCTGCCATTTACTCCTCCTTCCTTATGCCGTCCGTTTCCACATGTATACAGACAAGTACGGAGGCATGTTGTTGTGTGCTCCACTGCTGCCGGCGCTTGTCGTCGCAGAGTCGCCGTTCATCGTCGTGTCCATGTTGCCATTTGCACTGGTGCTGAACGCCGCCTTAGTTCCGATGGTAATTGTGTGCGTATGAGCACCAGCACTGCTCATACCGTATGATGTATCCTTACTGCTGCCCTGAGCCAAGTATCCGTCCCCTCCAGGCGTCTGAGCAGCATACTTCCATCTGTACATTGCGTGTGTATGGGCTCCTGCACTGGATGCGCTTGCAGAGTGTGTATGTGCGGGAATAGTATGTGTATGGTTGGCTACGGCATGCCTGTGCTTTGGGGCAGTGTGCGTGTGGGCAGGCATTTCCGCGGCAGTCAGTGTGTGAGCAGCTTCTCCACCTGTGGATCCTGCAGTATAGGTGGAATCGGCACCGAGCAGGAAGCGCCCGCCGATCCGCTCCCACACACCGCCGAAAAGAGTGGCGGGGCTCGTCGCATTGACGGATGTGTAAATAGATCCCACAGGATAGGCTGCCAGAAGGATCTGCGAGCGGAACTCTGCCAGTACCGATGAGATGTCTGCGAGCGGCGAGATCTCGGTGAAGAGTTTGGTCACTCCGGTGATCGTGAGGCCGTCCAGGGCAACTCTATACAGCGGGACATCATCCTGCAGAGCACCTGCGAAGATGTCTCCAGTGATGCATGTGGGCTGTACAGGTGTGCCGGATGTCTCTGTGCCCTTGATAATGACCACAGAGGCGGTCTCAATGGATGTTGACGGGTCCTTACTGTAGCGCATGACTATGAGGTCATAGCGCTTCTTTCCCTGTGTGCCGTTTTCGATTGTGACATCGACTGTGGTATTGGTAGGGATATTGATATATCTGCCCTGGTCGACAAGGCCGCCGGAGCCGATCCGGATCAGGTTGCTGTTCTCGATGGTATAGGCGAATTTAGTGCCTGTCTTGAGTACGTACCTGTCCAGGCCGCACACGCCGGCATTATAAAGGCCCTCGTCTGCAGATGTCACATGACCGTGACCTGCATAGCCTGTTACAAGATGTGCTGCCATTTATTTAACCTCGTAAGTGATTCTTATGTCGTCATTGGTTATCTTGATCACCTTTTTGACGATCTCCTGTGTGGCACTGATGCCGGAAGTCGGTTCCAGGACTCCGACGATGTCGCCGATGTCATAGACCATGTCCGACTCCTCAAGTGATATCTCCATCGGAGACGCCTCGTGTGCCTCCTCGATGCGTTCCAGTGCGCTCTCGATCATCGTTGCATAATGATCTTCCACTGCGCGGAAAAAAGGCTCTGAGCCAAAAGGCGGAGCTACTTTTTCGTCGACCTTGGTGTAATAAGTACTAGCCGCCCACGCAGGAGGACTGTTTTCGACTTTGGTATAAAAAGTATTTACCGACCATGTTGGAGCTGATTCTGTGCGGCTGTAGGTGTAGCGCGTTACAGCGTTCCACGCAGGAGCCTTTTCCTTTTGCTGTGCGGTGTAATACTTTTTTGCCTTCCATTTAGGAGCGACCTGCGTGGTCACGGTCTGGCCTTTGCTGTTAGTCGTTTTCTGCGTAACAGACTCGACCTGCCTGTACTTTATCCACGATTCCTTCTTGAGCTCTGCCGCTGTAGATTTGCGGTAGTAGCTGGAATACTGCTCTGCCCAGTCAGTAGGCTGTCTGGTCTGCAGGTTATAGACGTTGTAATTGATACCGTCCGTCTCCTTGTACTCCGTTGTCACTCCGTCAGAATAAAAGTAGTAATATGCCTTGTAGTTAGTCCACCAGTCCTTGGGCTGTTTGGCCTGTGCGATATATCTCTCTGTCACGACAGGAGCAACTTCGACGTAGCTATTTCCGGATCTGCGGAAATACGATGCATATTTGCTCGCCCAGTCGGAAGGTTTTACGGTCTGGAGAGTGTACGCTGTAACGCCGGTCACCGCGGAGTAATTGTCTCCCGATCTGGTGTAATAACTAGCGAAATTCACAGACCAGTCATAAGGCTGTATCCTCTGCACCAAGTACTCGATCGTGACCCAGTCCACAGCTTTGTAGCTGACTGCGTCGCCCTCTGTGTCCTTCCGGAAGTACTTGGTACATTCCGTCGACCAGTCAGCAGGCCGTGAAGTCAGCCGGTCATAATTGATCACCGTCTCCGCAGAGGGGAAGTCCAGTTTTTCCATGACCTCATCGATGCCAAACAGGACCTGCTGTGATGTATCGAGGATATAATCACTGTCCTGTATCGGAGGATCATTGACCGCGTATGGCTGTACACCGCCGTTCTCATCGCAGAAAACATGGATGACTGCCCGTTCTGCGAGGTCTCCCTGCCCAAGGCAGATCAGATGATTCACTGGGTTGTACTGCTGTTTCAGGGAGAAAGTCGTCTGTGATGCATCAAATTCCTCATCCTGCGAATAGTCCATTGCAGGAAGGACAGACAATTCAGCGTGTGAGCCGTTCCATTCTATGTGCAGCTTGCCCCCTGCCGCCTTGAGCATGCCCCGGATGCCGGTGTATGCGTAGACGTATCTGGGCATCTGATAGGCGTGTATCTCGATGCCGCTGTCAGCTGTGGACGCCTGGAAGATATCACTTGCATCTATCATCGGGATGAGCTGGGCGAGGACCTGATTAGCCTCGCCGCTCAGGACCAGATAATCCTGTCCTTCCTCCGGACAGATGACTTTACCCTCGAGAACACCGTGCCAGGTGCGGCCTTTGTAGGTGATCTGCTCGTTCTCTGTATCCACAGCAATAGAATCGACAACACCGCCGTACTCCTCACCTTCTGCGTAGATCTTCGAGCCGGGCTCACAGCAGTGATCAGAAGAATCGACAGTACACTCGAAGTCGTTCTCATCCTTACCAAACGCCATGTCGAGCTCGTAGGCTTCCAAGACGCCCTGATCGACGCCGGAAGCATTGGTATAGATCAAATCCATTCCGGCTCTCCTCTCTCGTCATAGAGGACGATTTCGACACCCAGTGTCTGGGCTTTGTTTACGGGGATGATACCGCTCGGGATCTTCTCAAAGATGTAGCTGCTTTTATCACGGGTGTGGAAGATGTTCTCCACTGCTCCGTTGTTGCTGAACTTCCGGATCTTCTTGGTCCTTGAGTTGACAGTGGCGTATTCGCCTGTCGCAAGGTCGGTGTAGAGGGTGTAATAATGCCCGCCTATGACGATCTGTGGATTATCACATGGACCGTAAAAGATGAGTTCGAAGTTGCTGTCGTAGACTGTGGTATTGTCCAAAAACTCGACAACGTCAGCCCTGTCATAGTCATAACCAGTGCCAAAGTCAAAGCCATAGTCAAAGGGATAGTCAAGGGTTCCTGTAACTTCCACCATTGCGAAATATGTAAAAGCATGCTTCCGCGTCCAGTAAGGGCTCACGGACAGGATGCCAATCTTCTTGACGACCGACTCCATGAGCTCCTCGAATTCCTCATATTCTGCCTCGACCACAAAGATCTCTTTGTAAAAATCATTCCACCAGATCTTTCCTGGCTGCAGAGTGCGTACATCACGTTCAAAGCACCTGTGCATCTCCCGCATGAGATCGTTATACTGCTCCGCATTGTCCGCGAGGATCTGCAGTTTCAATTCGGATTCCTGCGCATCTTTATAAAATCTCTTGATGCGGGCAATGCCGCCGACTCCGGAGATGGTGGAATAATTCCACTCGTTCCGGAGCAGTGTCTCCGGCTCTTCCGGGGAGATGGTGTCGCTTATGAAATTGATGATCGTGCCATCAGAGCACTCGTAATACAGTGTCATCAAACCACCTCCCGTACGACTCTTCCGAGCTCTCTGTGATTGAGTTCCATGCGAATATCCATGCCGGCACATGCACGTGCTACGCTGGCTCCCAGACGGTCATAGTCGATCGTGGGGGTGTTCTCCCGCACTGACTGCCCTACATAGTCCTGCAGGGTACTGATCGGGCTCACAGCTTCCGGTCCTGCCTCGCCAACACCATGTATGCCGGCAAGCGTAGGAATCAACGTTGCCTTGCGAAAGATCGCGCCAAGCCTGTGCCAGCTGATGGAAAAGTGCGGTGCCGAAGGAGGATTGATCGAAAACTTTCCGCTGATTGAAATATGCGGCAACTTGAGTTTTGGTAAGCTCCATGAAAACTTGAATTTGGACTTAATAGCACTGATGGCATTTGAGACAGCAGTCTTGGCTCCGTCCATTGTGCTCTTGATCTTGTCTTTTATGGCCGTAAAAATATTTGCCACCGTAGTCCGCGCCGCTGATATCGGTTTTGTTATGGATGTCTTAATAAGATTCCAAGCTGAAGAGGTTGCGGAACGGATTCCGGACCAAACCGAGGACATCTTCGACTTTATAGCATTTATGATATTTGTGACTATATTTCGGGCTCCGGTGATAGCATTTTGTATACCTGATTTGATATTGTTCCAAATATTTGTCGTGGTACTGCGGATGCTGGACCAGATAGAGACGACTTTGGAACGGATACTTGTGACAACATTTGATATTGCTGTCTTCAATTTATTCCATAATTCTGTGCCTTTTGACCGTATCGCCTCTGACGCTTTTAGTATCGTATCGCGGATCTGGTCCCAGTGTTTTACGCACAGGACGATAATAGCAATGACAGCTGCTATGGCTGCCACTATCAAAATATATGGTGCAAGTGCCGCCATACTCGCCGCTGCGGATGCCCATTTTGCGGCTATCAGCGCCCCCAGCGACGTTACTTCTGCAGCGTTCATCGCCGTCTGGATCCCCTGAGCCGCCGCGTGTGCTATCACTGCTGCTGTGATGATCCCGATTGCCGCGCCCAGAATCCCGAACGCTGTCGAATGCTCCTGGATGAACTGAAGCGCTTGTGTAGCCGCTGGGATCACTGTCCCCGTGACAAATTGAACAGCATTTCGCATTGGTTGCTCAACAGAATCAAAAATTTTAAGCTTGAACTCTTCCATTGCGGAATTGAGTTCTTTTATGTCGCCTCCGAGGTTGTCCTGCATGGTTGCGGCCATGTCTTCAGCAGCGCTCTGTCCTTCTTCGGATGCTGTTTTTACATTTTCCAGCTCACTGGTGTAGTTGTTAAACGACTGGCCTGATTCTTCGGCCTGCTCCGAAAGTCCCTGCATGACTGTTTGGAACTTCGAGAACTGGTTTTGTCCAGCAATAGTCTTCGCGAGGTTTGCCTGCTCTTCGTCGCTCAAATCGCCCCATACCTGTGCGCAACCATTGAGGATGCTTGACAGGTCATTCATGTTGCCTTGCGAGTCATAGACTTCGACGCCGTATTCGGACAGTTCACTGGCACAGCCTTTTGTATCTGTTGCCAGTCTGGTCATGATGGATGATAGACCGGTGCCGGCCTCACCGCCCTTCACGCCGGCATTTGCCATCGTCATGAGTGCAGCCGTTGTGTCTTCCACGGAGAACCCCATGGAATTGGCTGTCGAAGCACAGTTCTTGTACGCCTCACCCAGTTGCTCGACGTTTGTGTTGCTGTTGGCCATGGCGTAGGCCATCTGGTCGACAAAAGCGCCGCTGTCCTGTGCGGACAGTCCGAACGCTGTCAGGTTATCCGTGACGATGTCGGATGCCGATGCCAGATCCATATCTGCCGCCGCCGCCAGATTAAGGACTCCGTTAATGCCTGAGAGCATGTCAGATGTATCCCATCCGGCAAGGGCCATATAACCGAATGCGTCTGCTACATCACTGGCCGAGAAGATTGTACTCGATCCTAGATCCCTGGCAGTCTGCTCAAGCTGTGACAGTTCGTCATCTGTAGCGCCTGAAAGCGCCTGTACATTGCTCATGGAAGACGAAAAGTCTATTCCAAGCTGAACAGTCTCTTTTCCGAACTCTTTGAGCTTGTCAATGCCCTGCTGGATCGCATTGCTTGCAAGATCAGCAACAACACCTTTAAATACCGTCCAACCACCATTCGCCGCGGACTCTGCGCTCTCGCCAGTATCTTCGAGAGCAGAATCGACTTCTTTCAGTTTCGATTCGTTTTCGCCCAGTTCGCTGTTCAGCTGATCAATCTTTGCCTTCAGTTCCTGGGCTTCTGCTGATTCAGTTCCTGATTCCAGAGCAACATTCTTATACTCTGTCTCCAGCTGTTCCAGTTTTGTCTTCTGTTCTGCGATTGTACTGTTCAGCTGTTCAAGCGGAGTCTGCGCCTTCTGTTCTGCTGCAGTCTGTTCATTGATCTCCTGAGTACACTGTTGTAATTGTGCCTCGAGGTTCTGCTGTTCGGTCTTTGCCTGCGTGAGCTTTCTTGCCCACTCTTCAGCTTCGGCGCTGTTTTCTCCGTAGATGGCTTTTGCCGCTTCCAGCTTCTGTGTCAGGGCCTCCTGTTTATCGGCGTTCGCCTGCAGCTGTGCCTCAAGGATCTTGATCTTAGACTCCATGAGTTCAGCGGAGTTTCCTGTATTTTTAAAAGACGCCTCTGCAAGCCGCATCTCCGCGCGCAGTGAGGACATCTGTGAGTTCGCTGACTTTATAGCAGATGTGAACTCCTGTGTTTCGGCAGTAAATTTTATTTTTGCCTCATTTTTAGCGCCTGGCATGTGCCTCTGCCTCCTTCCTCTGCGCGTATGCTAACCAGCCATCATAAGCGGTTTTATCTGCTGCAACTGATTCCAAAAAAGCCTCATCCGACACCCAGAATGTTTTTTCCGGTATGCCGATGATGAGGCAATAGTAAGTGTAATAATCTGCAATTGTTTCAAGCGGGAAATCAGGAACCTTTACCGCCGACCGCGTTTTTTCCCGCGTGGCCTTGCGGAAGGCATTGCGGAAGCCTGTTTTTTTTCCTGCATTCCGAACAGCTGCCCGAACGTATTCCAGATCTCTTCACGGTTATCTGTCATTTTTTCCAGGAACGTGTTCAGATCCATACAGTCATCGCGCCCGCTGTTGGCGGCTCTGTACCCGATATAAATAAACTCCGCCGCTTTTACTTCGTCCACATCTTCTTTGCCCATTGTCTGGTACAGGGAGCGATATCGCTGATATATCTCCGGCTGTCTCCTGGAGAGCTCCGCAAGAGCCCCCATCCCCAGCGTAACGTTTTCCTGACTTCCGTCCTCCATTGTGATCTTATAGATTGCCAACTACCGCTCACCTCCTTTGTCAGGGTGTTGTCTCTTCGGACTCGCCTTCGGTCTCGGTTTCGGCCTTCTGGACGGCCGCGCTGGAGAACGTTGTCATCCAGTTATCTTTTGTCAGGGTCTCGCCGGTCAGTTCTGCGGCAAGTGCCTGATATTCTCCGATGCCGTTGTCGTCGGGCATGTAAGAGAGCTTCATCTCGACTTCTGCCACTTCCTCGCCGCCGTTCTCGATCTCGGTGGAATTGATCTCCTCGACCTTGCACCGAGGGAAACCAAGGAACATAGGCTCGTCATCCTCGTCCATTACCCTCGCGGCAATCGATACCTCCGGCATGAGCGATTCAATGTTTGAAAAGCCGTATACGCCAGGCTGCAGGCCCTTGTTTGTCATTGCATTAATCTTGCGATAGAGCGCAAGCTTAATGTGCAGGCTCACTGTGATAGTGCCGTTGCCGGTGGGTTTAGTCTTTCTCTTCTTTGTGACTCCGCGGCATTTCTTTGTCACGGTCTTGGTCTCCCTCTCGATCGTGATCTTGCCGACACAGTCATCTCTTGTATATTCAGTGTCCCCAGCGACCTTGAGAGCCAGCTGGTCGCATTCAAACATGCTGTACACATCTGCGGATGTTTTAGGCATTTTTATCCTCCTTAAAAATTCTCTGTCAGCTTCCCGAGGCAGAGGTCGATGATCTCAGCGGACGCATCTTCCGCGCCCCGCCTCATAAACTGCTGATTCCCGGCATGATGGACCGTGTTCGAGCCATCATCCGGGAAGTACAGATAGTGGTATTTATTTCTCGCGGCAATCGTGACCGACTGCGGAGCGTTATCCTGCTGGAAGGATGCCGGCATGGCTGCAGATGCGGACCTGCCTTTTCCCTTCCACGTGCGTCCGGAGCTCGGGATCAGCGGCGCAATGCGGTCCTTGATCAGCTGGGCGCCCTGATTGTGCAGGATATCGTCAACAATCTGCCCGGCTCCTGCTCCGTACTGTTCCATCATCGAGGTCAGGTCATCGAGCGCGTCAGCCTCCAAGGCGAACCATTCGGACATATCAGCACCTCTTTTCGGGATGGTACAGGGTTATGTGTGCAATCTCGACTACCATTCCGGTGTTGCCCTTGAATGTGTAATCATAAGTCACATCATCACTGGTCGGCCTGAGCTTGGTCCCGGATTCGTCTTTCTGGCAAAGTGCCTCAATCACCGTCTCGACATATCCCTCCGGGATGTAGTCTTCGTGGATGATATGCACCTGGTAAAAGGTCTGATAATCCATCCGGGATGTATTGTTTTTTGTCGTCTTGAGACGATTTACAACAAAATAATTCCAATAATCGAGCTTCTTTTCCCTGCAGGCCCCGTACCAGACCCCCTGCATCGGTATGGTGTTATCCGCACACAGGGCTTCCAGCGTGTCTCTAATCCTGTCCAATACACTGCTCATGTCAGCGTCCTCACTTTCTCGAGATACAGGTACATCTCTTTTTCTGCCGTATCGGGGTCGACATTGAAGATATCATACAGATCATTCCCGATCAGGACCTGCCTGTCGGTGGTGGCTGATGCATGATACCTGGCCTTCACTTTCATGGTGAGGGTCCTGTCTTTGGATTCGGCAAAGTCTTTGTCCTGTTCCCGTATCGATACTTTTTCAAAATCCAGTTTCTGGATCTTTTTCATATCAGTACTCGCTGTGGGATTCTTTGGAGCGTTGAAACTGGACGATTCATTATCGATCTCGCAGATCCAGAGGATGCCCTGGTTGTATGTCGAAAACTTAGATTTCATCCGGCATCCTCCCTGTGCGCTGCGACTTCATACTTGTGCCTGACCTGGAGGATCTCGGCTCTGTATGCTTCATCGAACTGCTCAAGGCAGTCATTCCAGGCATACAGGCAGTAGTTTTTATACAGCTGCCTTTCCTGCCCGGGCTGGAAGTAATCGATGGTGGCGCCGAGTTTATGGTTCAGCGCCACCTCTGCATCACACATCATCTCGATGATTTTGCTGTCGGTGTCTTCGTCTGACCATGTGATATGCAAATGCCGCTTCACGAGGTCTATTGCCGCCACCGGCATGTTGTTACTATCAAGCATGGTCAGCTCCTTTCAATGTCGATCAGCCTTCTCCGCCGGTCGTAACTTCTGTAGTCACGTTGACGTCTGCTGCCTTGACGTAGACATAAGCCTCTTCCAGATCGGAGATGTCAAGCAGGATAGCAACGGTGTCATCCCATGCCTTGCCCATGCCGTACATCTTGATTTTGAAAGTCCTCTTGTCTTCCAGGAACTTGAAGTCATCGGAGAATTCAAGAGTGCCTTCCTTGCTGCTGCCGAGACCGAAGAAGTACTCTTCAGGCAGGCAAAGGATAGCCTTGCCAGTCTCGATCGCATCGCAGCGGATGACTTCGGTAGGGAACGGGAAGATATTGCCGGTGAATGTGCCCATGGCGTTGAGGACAGTGGTTGCCGGCATGACCTTGCCGAGGTAGTCCTTCTGGTTGCAGATGAGGGTGACTTCATCGAAGGTCCTCAGATTGCCGCCGTGCTTGGTGTAACCGCTCTTTGCGGATCCGTCTGTGTTTGCAGCCGTAGATGCAGGAGTGATATTGCCGGTAGCGTCGGCAGTATACCAGACCTCGGTCTCTGCCAGATTCTGCAGGATGGTGCCATACTCCTTGGGCATGAAGGAGGTGATCTGAACAGCAGTCTTCTGAGGATAACCAGTGGAGCTGTTTACGGAAACACCCTGATGGATGTCGCGGTCAAGGCCGATCGGTGCATTGTGGCCGCTGCCGGAAACGATAGCGTTCTCCAGGCCGACAGCAAGGGACTCTTTGAGGAATGTACGGATGTAGTTGTCCAGGAACTGAGGACCGAGATCCAGCATGTCTCTCTCGATGACAGCGTATGCGCTCAGCTTGCACTGTGTCAGTTCGATGACGCGGAAAGCGGAAGTGATCTCCTGGGTAATCTGGCTGTTGATCTCACCCCAGACTGCAGTCTGTACGGAATGATCATTGAGGATCCATCTGGTCAGGTATGCCACAGACTGGAAATTGATCCTTGCGAGCAGAGGGTGCTCCTGGATAAGGTCACGGTAAACATCTTCGATGATGGTCTGGGGCATTACCTTCTCATCCATGAGGCCGGCATAGACCTGCTTCGGGTTGTCGGATTTGCCGGCTTCGATGACTGCCTGGTAATATCTTGTCTCCTCAGCGGTCAGCTGGCGGAAACCGCGCTGTGCCAGGATGGTTCTGTCGCCGTTTGCAGACTCATAATCTGCCTGGATGGTAGCGGCGATCGCCTGACCAAACTGATCAAATGCAGCCTGGACGACTTCGGGAGTGGAATCTTTGGAAGTGAATGCGGACTGCAGGGCTGCAGATGCCTCTGCGATCATGCTGTTTTTCTTGAGCATATTGTTTTCCTCCTTTACGAAAACAGTTTGTTGAAAAATTCCTTTGCTTTGTTGACGGTTTCTTCATCGTCGTCATCGTCCGGATCTTCCTCCGGTTCGGTGTCGTCGTCTTCATCTTCATCAGGATCCGGATCTTCATCCTCGTCCTTATCGTCATCGGCCTGCAGTGCCCTCAGGAGCCTGTCAAGTTTCTGGTCGATCTGTGTGAGACCTTCCGACTCATGCAGTACGCCGTTATTCAGGACCGCCTCGCGGATCATGCCGAATGCAGACTGCTGTACTGTGCCGTCTTCTTCCTGCTCTGCGATATCTGTCGCAAAACCGTACTCAAGGCACTCCTGCGCGGTTAGCCATGTGGCATCATCCATCAGCTCACGGATCTTATCCTCGGACAGATTAGTCACAGCCAGGTAAGCATTGATGCTCGACTGATTGATCTTGTCGTTGTCCTCGGCGGCCTTGCGCATCTCGTTACTGTTGGCGTATCCCAGATAGCTCATGCAGTTATGGATCATCAAGAGAGCGATGCTTCCCATGGTCCGGACATCACCGGCACAAAAAACGATGGTCGCTGCAGAGCAGGCAAAACCATCGCAGTAAGTGTGTATGGATGCGCTGTGACGCTTCAGTGCCGAGTAGATCGCAAGCGCCTCGGCAACCTCACCGCCGTAGGAATTGATATAGACATTGATTGTGTCCACATCGAGATCAGCGATCTCCTTCACAATACCCTTGGAGGATACACCTCCAACGTCCGCATCAAACACAGCGTTGATGATATCAGCGTCTGCGGTGATGTCACCGTAGATATTGATGTCTGCGGTCCTTCCAGATGTTGCAATCTGGTAAAATCTCTTACTCACTCATTTCCACCTCCTTCCTCTGGATTTTTAAGAAACCTCTCGATTTCTTCAAAGTTCTTTGTGATAAAGTGCTTACGGCTCCAGTCTGTATCAAGCGGGGCATCACCCAGCATCTCACGGACCTCATCGATACACTTGACTCCGGAGCTGATCAGATTGGACACATCAGCAGATACAGAGAAAATATCCCTGTGGATGATCTTGCTCGTGTCCACCTGGTAATAATTGCCGGCTGCATAGTTCTCCATGCCGGCGCGCTTATTGAGCGCTTCTGTGATCATGTCAGCATACGGGTCAACGCCGAATGTCAGAAAACTGCCGACGATTTCATCCATTGCTGTGATATTGCCGGTCATCATGGATTCTGGGATGTGGAAAGCCCCTGCCACAGTGGAGAACAGGTCCTTTTTTAACTCCAGGAAGCTGCTCGAATCACCTTGCGACTGACCATAGACCGGATCACCCTCCAGTTTGTACCCGTCAAACTCCGGAT